CGCCAGACCGAGATCTTGCAGGCGTATGCCGAGAAGCGGGTTCGTTAATTCCCAACCTCTCTTTGACAGGAACCCTCTCAGATGGCAACCTCACTGGCCTACACCAACAGCATCGACGTCACCGATGCTGGCAACTTCATTCCCGAAGTTTGGTCCGATGACGTAATCGCTGGCTACAAGAAGAACCTTGTGCTGGCTGGCCTCGTCACGGTCATCAACCACAAGGGCAAGAAGGGCGACACGATCCACATTCCGACCCCGACTCGCGGTGCCGCCTCGGCCAAGACGGCGAACAACGTCGTCACGCTCGTTGCGCACACCAACTCGGTCGTCAACGTCCTCCTCGACAAGCACTACGAGTACTCGTTCGTGGTCGAGGACATCGTTGAGTTGCAGGCGCTCTCCAGCCTGCGGCGCTTCCACACCGACGACGCCGGCTACGCGCTGGCGACTCAGGTCGATACGGACCTGCGTAACCTCGCCGCGACGTGGAACGGCGGCACGGCCTACTCCGCTGCGGTCATCGGTTCCGATGGCAGCACGGCATGGTCGGGCGCCGGCGCCGGTAACGGCGCGGCCCTGACGGACGCCGGCATCCGCCGCGTCATTCAGGACTTCGACGACGACGATGTGCCGAGCAGGGATCGCTACTTCGTGATTCCCCCGGTCGAGAAGCGGCGCCTTCTGGGCGTCAGCCGCTTCACGGAGCAGGCCTTCACGGGCGAGTCTGGCAGCGCCAACGCGATCCGCAACGGATACGTCGGTGACCTGTACGGCGTCGGCGTGTATGTGTCGAGCAACATCGCCACGGTCGAGTCGCTGAACAGCGTCCCGTTCCGTCCCTGCTTGTTCTTCCAGAAGCAGAGCCTTGTGCTGGCTGAGCAGATGGGTGTCCGCACTCAGGCTCAGTACAAGCAGGAGGCCCTCGGCACTCTGGTGACGGCAGATCGCGTCTATGGCGTGCTCACGGTCCGTTCGACGGCCGGCGTCATGGCGGTCATGGTCCCGTCTGCCTAAGGCAAGCGTGACCCTGACGGTCCTGTGACCTAACGGGGGCGGCAGGGGGCCAACACCCTCTGTCGCCCCTTTTCTTTTCGGAGGCAAGTCGTGCAGCGTCGGTTCGCTCTAATCGGTCACGAACATACGCTTACGGACTTGCTCGGCCTGTCAATCACGGGCGTGGCCGATAACGACCTTCTCCAGTACAACTCCGCGACGGGGCTGTGGGAGAACGTCACGCTGGCCGCTGTCAACGCTCAGCTGGATCACGGCACGATAGCCGGGCTAGGCGATGACGACCATCCGCAGTACCCGCTGGCGGCTGGCACGGAGACCATTGGCGGGTCTTGGACGTTCACTCCGTGGACGGTGTTCTCGGACGGCGTAGACCTGAAAGGTGCGTACTCGCAACTCAGCGTCGCTTCGGCCGTAGTGAACGCCTTCGGGTTCTACAACTCGGCGGCAGCAGCGAACGCCAAGTATTGGGATTTCAACCTCACGACGAACAACCTCACCATGAGTTGGTCGGCGTGGGACGACGCGGGTACTCCCGTCGAGCACAAGGCGATCAGCGTCGTGCGCTCCGGGGCCACGCTGACCGGCATCACTCTGGGCAACTCGACGGACAAGCCGGACCACACGGTTTGGTCGGGCGATCCGTTCAAGATCCAGTTTCATACGACCGACACGCAATACGTCCTGTTCTCCGGCGGCGCCGGGTACATGGGCATGACGCTGCTCTCGGACGAAAACGCCTCAGCCACCGGCTACGCGTGGATCGAGACGGCAGCGTTCGGCAAGACGACAAGCGCCGTATCGAACTCGTCGGCCCTCTGGCTCGGCCACCTGCGAGGCACCATCGCCTCCACGTCGGCCAGCCAAGCCAACGACGAGACCGGCGAACTGATCTTCTACGGGAAGTGCGGCACGCCCTCCCAGAGCGGCGTGGCCGGGCTGATCCGGGGAACGTGCGACACGATCAACGCGTCGAACATCGCCGGGTCCATCCGGTTCCTGACGCATCCGGGCACCGGCAACTGGTACACGGCGCTGGTCGAGCGGATGCGGATCTACTCGACCGGCGAGATTGGGTTCGGCACGGACGGCTTCCTGACGTTCGACGAGCACGCCTCAGCTCCCGGTACGCCCTCGACGGGCCGGGTGGCGCTCTACGCGAAAGCGGACGGCAAGCTGTACTGCAAGGACGACGCGGGGACCGAGACGGACCTGACCAGCTCTGGCGGCGCCGTAGCCACGGACGTCATCTGGGACGCGAAGGGCGACCTCGCGGCCGGTACCGGCGCCAACACCGCCGCCAAGCTGACGGTGGGCTCGGACGGCCAGGTAGTGCAGGCCGAGTCGGGCCAGACGACGGGCTTGGCGTGGGTTGACGATCCGGCGAATCTCACGCGCTTGTCCGCCATCATCCTCGGGGACAGCCCGATGGCGTACTGGAAGTGCAACGAGACTTCCGGCACGACGCTCGACAACGCCGAGGGCACGGCGGCCTACGACCTGACGGTTTCCGGCACCTACACGCTGGCGTACACCTACCTGCTTCCCGGCTCGACCGAGAAGTACCTGTACATTGGCAACACCTCGGCCTATGCGGGCGTGTCCGGCGACATCGGCTTCTCCTCGCCCATCAACGGCGACTGGACCATCGAGGCGCTGGTGATTCCGGGCGATTGGGCGAGCAATGCCATCCGCATCTTCTCCATCGCGGGCGTCGGTGAAACCGAAGCCACGAACTATCAGGCGGCCATTTCGTTCGCGGTCACTACCGGAGAACTGATCTGCTTCTGGGAGTACGGTGCCGGTACCAACGTCACGATCTCTTCGACGTTCTTTCCCACGAAGTTCACGCCCTATTGGGTCTCGGCCGTCAAGGACGGCACGGCGAACACGGTGACGTTCTACATCAACGGGCGCCTGATCTCCTCGATCTCCTACGCCAACGAGCCTACCGGCGGCACCGACGCCTCCGTAGTGACCCGAATCGGCCACGACGGTACCGGCAACACCGGCAACTTCACGATCGGCCACGTCTGCGTCTGGGCCTCCAAGCTGACCGCCGCGCAGATCCGTGACCATGCCCTAGCAGCAGGCCTCCTGTAATGAGCATCCAGAAGAGCAACATCATCGAGTACTTGACGTCCCTCGTTCGGCAGTACGAGCGGATCGAGATGGAGAAGGAGCGGCTGACTACCGGCTTGCAGGCCGCCCTTGCTGAACTCAACGCCGACCGCACGGCGCTGCTGGACGAAGCCAACACGCAGCTGGCCCGGCTGAACGCGCTCCGCGTAGCCGAGGGGCTGCCGACCATCACACTTGCGCAGCTGCGCGTCAGCTTGCGTCCCCGACGACCTTCCGGTGAGGCGATATGACCTACCTCGAACTAATCAACAAGGTACTGCGCGGCCTGCGCGAGAAGCAGGTGACGTCGTTCAGTTCCGAGTACGTCAACCTCATCGGCCAGCTGGTCAATGAGGCCAAGGAGGAGGTCGAGGACGCGTGGCCATGGAAGGCCCTGCGCACTGACATCACGTTCAACACCGTCTCCGGCACGCAGGACTATAACCTTGGGACCGGCGGCGTAGGCACGGGCGGGACGACGACGGAGCGCTCGAAGCTGGTCATGGACAGCGCGCAGCGCCCCATGCTGTTCGTCACGACGTCCGGCTACGAGACGCGCTGCATCGAAATGCCCCGCGAGCAGCACAAGGAATGGATCATTGACAACGAACTGAGCAACACCAATCCGGTGTATTTCTCTCAGGTCCGTTCTGCGACCGGCATCACAATTTCCCTCTACCCGAAGCCGAACGGCGTCTATGCGATGCGCGGCACGTTCTACATCCCGCAGGCGGAGCTGTCCACCCTGACGACCTCGATCACCTGCCCGTCGAAGCCGGTATGGCTCCGGGCACTGGCGCTGGCGCTGGAAGAGCGCAATGCCGGATCGGCGGGCTCGACGGACTACCGGGCGCAGCAAGCGCTCTGGAACGCGATCACGTCGG